ATTATTCTTAAGGTCAGGCATAATGTAGGTGCTAGGAAGAGTATGGGCCACCATGTTTAACCCATCTGTAACTGATTCGGTGATGAATTCGTGTGCCCTCATTATAGTTGCTCTGTTGTAACGCCTTGGTCTTCCTCAGTTGACATGATTGAATTAGCAATATATCCATCCAATTGTAACGGGATACCTGGAACGTTTGGTCCGACCCACATGTTTTGTGAGCCAATAAAGTGAAATAAGAGGTTGCCAGTTAATGGATTAGCTAATATTTTTACATTTCCATCTGACACTTCCATATCATAACTAGATAATGCATTTCCGAAAAATGTACTACCATAGCCAGTAAACTTTACGTCATCTGCTGATTGATTGAGTTGTGCAAACAATTGAATAGTCTGTGACTCATTGGTGCTAGAATCTGCGGTATAAACGAACATTTCCCCCATAGTGAATGTGTTGGCAGGAGTTTCAAATATCACTTGACCAGCAACATTGCCACTACTGTATGACAAGCTAGTATTAACAAATGTAGAAAATAGATTTGAGAAGTTATTGTTGATCTTGCTAAATGCTACACGTAACGGATCGCCTTCGCCATCATTAGGTAATGTACCGATATTGATGATTTGTTGTGTAGCCATAGTAACCTTCCGTGATTATAGAGTATTTATCACGATGGATGCCACTTTGTTATTTGGTAGCGTTTTCAAATATCGCTTTTTGTTTAGCATACCACTCTTGCCAACCGTCAACTTTTCGGCTGCATTCGTGGTACAAAACATAGTTTTCAATTACAACTTTAGTAAACTCAGTGAGAGACATTCCCTCAGTTGCTTCTTTGAGTTGAGCGCATTTTTCTTGTAGGGTTGCGGGTGCTTCTGGAAACTTAGGATTTACAGGCTCTACATGTACTGCACATCCTGCTAATAGGAAAAGTGGAAGAATCACTAATTTCTTCACTTCTTTTCTCCCTCAAGCTTGCTAGGATCTAATGTAGCTGCTGCATTGTGTGCATTGATTACTTCTGCCGGAAGCTCACATCTGTTGTTATACTTGATAACTTCTCTGTCAACATATTCAGTGATTGTTCTACCTTTTTCACGAATGACCTGGGTATCTTTAACAATCTTTTCAACGATTTCTGTGTTAGTTTTTGCACCCTTAGCTTCTGCTTCTGCCAGCTTAACCTTGAGTTCTGCTACTTCAACAGCTACGCTTTGTTTATATGCTGCGGCACCTTGCAAGTATACGCCGCAGATTAGCAAAATCGTGGAAACTAGCTTGATTGGAAAATTATATTGCTTGATAAAGGGTATTCTACCAACAAAGAATGCGACAAATAGTCCTACTGCGCCTGCAATAAGAAGTGTAAAGATAACCCATGTAGGTATTAATGCAATTAGCCAATAAACGTTCATGCTATTATTTATGATTGGAATAAAATTCCTTTACCTTATCTGCAATAGTTTCAATTTCACTATCTGATAGTTCAGGATAGATAGGAAGACTTAGCAATCCTCTAGATAATGCTACGCTAGTGCTAATAAGATCGGGCTTGCTGACGATATCCTTTGATATAGGAAGTTCAGAAAGTGCGTATGGGTAATGCACTTTGGCTTCAATTCCATTGTCTAGTAGATAGTTCAACAAATCATTTCTATCACTAGTGTAAATGACGAACTTTTGGTCAGCGTGACAGTTTAATCCGCGGCCCGCATGAAATCCGCGGCTTAAGCATTTGATTGGCAACTCATCAAACTGCTTCAAATAGTATTTTCTAATATCATATCTACGCAATTGCCAAGCATCAATGTACTTTGCTCTTACCAACAAATGACTGCACTCTAGTTCGCTCATCTTACTGTTTGATCCAGAGTAGAAATGGTCTGGTTTGCCGTTATTCTTCATAACGTTTACCCAATCATACAACGCTTCATCATTCGTCACTACGGCGCCGCCATTGCCGCTGCTAGGCAAGTTCTTAGTTGGGTCAAAGCTGATAGCCATACCATCACCCACTTGATCCTTAGTAGTAGATAGCCAGTGCTGGGCACCATCTACGATTATAGGCGAATAGAATGCTCTATTTCCAGTTGCGCCGTATAGTCCTACAAAACAAGTATGAGTATCCAGGTTATCTTCATAACTGTCAACCTTGATCAATCCATTGTTATCAGTGTCAACTAATTCAATTTCCCAACCAGTCGTATAGAAAGCGTTGAGTGTTGCTGGATAAGTTAAATTAGGAATACGTATTTTAGGAGGGTCATCATACCCTGCCAAAAAGCTTAGATCGTAGTGATAGCCAGCGATGAATTCTAGCGCCTGAGTACCACTGTGAGTAACAGTAGCAAACTTACATCCAGTGTAATCTCTAAGCCAAGATTCAAAAGAAGCCGTGAAAGGTCCGTTAACTAATGTCCCTTCTTTTAGGGCTTCGTGAGTTGCATCTAGCAACTCCTCTTGAAGATTATTATACTGTCTTTTCAGACCAAAATGGGGAATTAACCAAGTATTCATAGTACCTGACAAATCCTTCTTCTATGTTGATGGTAGGGCTGAATTCAAAATCTCTACGTGCTGCGTTGATGCTTAATGTGCCGCGACTTGGGTAGTCTTCGCTTTTATGCGTTACTTCAATCTTACCCTTTCCAACAATCTTTGTGATAAGCGTTGCTGCTTCAAGTAAGGTTCTAGATTCGCCCCGAGTGATGTTATATGTTCTGAACGCCGTGTCCTTACTAAGAGACGCTCCTACGATGCCTGAGGCGGTATCTGTTACATACGTAAAGTCTAGTCGCTCGTGTTCCCCATTGACCTTAAGAATACCATCACGCATCGCAGTCATAAAAAACTTTGATACTACTCTATCCTCAACGTCACACGGACCATACACAGCACTGGGGCGAACGATTGTATAATCAAAGCATCCACGATGCCCGTAGTCTCTTACAAGCTGCTCTCCTGCAAGCTTCATGATAGCATATTGTCCTTGGGGCTTGCAGAATGCATATTCATCAGTGCCGTCTTTGAAGTCGCCATAGACCATGCTACTACTGACATACACAAAACGCTTGACCTGATACTTGCAACTCAACTCACAAAGATTGAGTAAGCCCTTCATCATCGTGTCGGCAGCTAGTGTAGGATTGCTATTGACTACCTTCTGTCTAGGGAAACTAGCAAGATGAATTACAAGGTCGGGCTTATTTGCTTTAAACGCAGTTTCCACTGCCGATGCTGCAATATCATATTCATAACAGACAGACGAAATACGTGATTGACGCTCTAACATCAACGCAGTTAATTCATTTTCGGGAATGATTCCATATGTAGTAAAATTGTCAACAAGTGTGATATCGTCATACCCCATGTCTTCTAATTGAGCAACAACGTTATGCCCAATAAAGCCCATACCACCTGTGACTAGAACTCTCATCCCTGGTTGTCCAAATAAAACTGTGCTACTCTAAGCATGGCCTTAGCATGTTCTTCGTTTTTTGGCATAGTAATCAGAGAACCGTTATACACGCCTTGAAACTCGGTAAAGATAGAAGAAAAGCAGTGATCAAAGACCTGCTCCATATCACGATATAATGCTTCACGTTCCTGCTTAGTCATGCCTGACATAAGTGTGTACATTCTATCATCTTCACTGATTTCAAGACCGTAATCATGACGAAAGGTCATGCACATATTATTGATGATTTCTTCACGGGTTTTCATTCGTATTTCAACTTCCAATAAGTATAATTTTCAGGAGTTAGGTAGCATTTAATACAGTATCTGGTTCCCCATTCTGTGAAATCAACTATTTGGTGAAAGCTAGGAGCTGGGTTGGAATGTTCCATAACCCATTTACCGGCTTCTGTTTGCTGCCATTCAAAAATTGGCTCAGCCGCATAAATTTCAGGGTCTTCCACATCACCGACTGTAAACCAGTGTGCGGTTACGGTAATTGTCATACTGCCATATCAGCCTTAATAGTTCCATGACTCTGATAGTCAAATAGCAGTATATCATCCATTGCGAATTTGTCAATATCTTTTATCTCGGGATTAAGGAAAAGAGCAGGTAATGGGTATTCTTCTCTGCTTAACTGTTCTTTAACCTGTTCAATATGATTGCTATAGATATGAGTATCACCAGTTGAAATGATAAGTTCACCTACCTTTAGGTCACATGCTTGTGCAATCATATGAGTAAGCAACGCATAGCTAGCGATGTTGAAGGGGAGGCCAAGGAATACGTCAACACTACGCTGATACATATGGCAGCTTAGCTTACCGTTGCTAACATAGAACTGTGCGAGAACATGGCAGGGAGGCAATGCCATCTGATCAAGTTCATCTACATTCCATGCAGTAATGATATGTCTACGACCGTTAGGATCAGTCTTGATACCCTCAATCAATTTTGTGAGCTGGTCAACTCCTCGCCAGTCTCTCCACTGCACACCATATACTCGTCCCAAATCCCCGTCGTATTTGGCCTTGGGCAACCAATAAGTTGCTTGAGCATTTCCTGTCCAGATAGTGCTATTTGTAGAATCTCTGGATCCGTGTAAAATTTCCGCAAGTCTTCTCTCATCGCCTGTCCCTTCTATAAACCAAAGTAATTCGCTTTTTACTGACTTCCAGGCTAATTTTTTAGTAGTAATAGCAGGGAAGCCTTTTGATAGATCAAATCTAAGTTGACGGCCAAAAACGCTGATAGTTCCGACTCCAGTTCTATCGTCCTTGACTTCACCGTTATTTAGTATATCTTCAAGCAAATCGTGGTACTGTTTCATTTTCTTTTCCAAATTTCATATCTATGATCAGGGAACACTTCGCTCCAAACCCTAGTAAAGTTAGCTTCTACATATAGCAGGTCTATGTGAGTATCGCAAGTATAATGGTCGTATACGTTTGTTAGATGTATTTCAGTGATGTGAGGCCAACATGCATTGACTAATTGTGCGCCGCCTATCAACCATGTGCTACTAAACCTAAGAGAACAAGACGGGGCTGTAAATTCTTCGTAGGTTATGCATTCTGAATGCTCTGGCATATCAAGTTGTTGGCTCGTTACGACAAAGTTATACCTCTTTGGTAACGGTTTCTTTGGTAAGCTATCCCAAGTGTTGCGTCCCATGATAACAGTTTGTCCTTCTGTTAAACGCTTGAATCTTGGCAAATCGCCCTGGATATTACTCCAGGGCAATCTGTTTTCATAGCCTATACCCCCATTTGGGTCACATGCTATTATTAGTTTCATAATCCATTCAATAATCTATCTGTTTCGGGCTGCACTGTTTCTGCAATGCTCTCAACATTAAGTATAAATTCAATTCCTATTACTAGTTCGTCAAGATCAATAAGTTTAGTGCTTATCACATCTTCAATCTCTTCCGGGTAAAGTCCTTGTTCCATTAGTCTCTGTATATTGATAGTGTGCTGTCTTCTGCCTTGTAACTTCAATATAATCTTTTTGATAAACTCAACTGGAATTTTCTGCTTGTCAACATCTTCAAGTAGTCTTTCCCACTTTTCAATAAATTCAGGGGACATTTACTTTACCTTATGCAGAAATAGCTACCTTTTTTGGTCTACCACGTGTCTTCTTTGCTACTGGAGTAGCACTAACAGCAGGGGCTGCGGGAGCAAGGGCATCAGCTTCCTTAAGCATTCTTTCCGATTCTGCTAGAAGACCTCTAGCTTCTGCTGCCATTCTCATTGCCTGTTGACGAATGTTGTTAGCAATCGCTGCATCGCCTAATGCGTCACCTGATGCTTGCAATGGGGCAGCGGCCGGGACTTCATTGCGTGTAGCACTTTCAGTGATCATGTCACCGCGCATACGCTTAGCAACCTGAACTGGATCCTGCATACCAAGCTGACTATCCATTTCAGCAAGCTTCTTAACTGCTGCTTCGCCCTTTTCCATTTCGTCAAGGATAGTGTTCAATTCACTAAGCTTAATCTGAGTGTTGGGGGCAGGGGTCATTACGATAAGTTCTGTATTAACCTTCTTTAACATGCCTTCGGCGTGAAGCTTCTGAAGGATGATGTTACCATCAGTGGTGTGTGTACGATTTAATGCGTCGGCTAAGTTCTTACTGTTCTGACCAATGTCACTTTCAATGCACTTTACCAACGGATCATGAATATTTCTGTTGAGTAGTTCTGTATATACTACTAAACACATATGTGGCTCGCCTGGTACTTCACGGAATACAATCGCTACCTTGCGATCACCGTGCTTCCCTACGTGTCTTAAAAAAGCCATTTGCGTTCTCCTTGTAAATTCGCATTTGTATTTAATTGCTAATTTGTTCGGAGAATATTTTTATTTCCATCACCGTAATAATGAGTAGCATGACTATCAAAATGTCGGCGTAAGTCTGAGTTGCCTACATTGTCACTCAGCCAAATGAGTACTTCTAATACGTTAGATGCCATACTAGCGCCTATACGTACAGTAGTCATGACCAACGTAGTATGAACATCATCAAATGCTTTTCTTCCTTGAACCAAAAGATGTAGTAAGGATCAGCATTGAAGTCCCACACAAGTTCCATAGTATTTTGTCTATAGCCACGATGACCAAAGGTATCATGGCACCAATAAGCCATTTCTTCCAACTCTGCAAATGAATACATTATTGGATTGGCATAGTGGTATGGTGTTTTATCAACATAAAGTTTACTGCGGTCTCGTTGAAAGGTAAGTATACGCCGAGCCGCAGGTTCAAACGGAACATCGTCTTGTACAACAGTAGTAGCGTTAACCCCACGTAAGTTCATAGAACAGTGCTTCTTTAGAATCTTCAAATGAGGGGAACATACCGTTATAGAAAGTGACAGCGCCCGGTCCTAAAGTGAATCTTCCGGTAAGCTTTTCTAGAATCCAAACCTTAGATTCTTCGGTAACAGGTACGCTGGACTCAATGAAGTGCGCCGGCTTAAACTCCAGTTCACGTTCCATAAACCATGTGTGTAGGTTGATATCGTCAATTGTTTTCATTTTTCACCAACAAATATATTTCTTCAAGCTTTTCTAGCTGATCGTTTAATGCAGGAACTGTTTTAGCCAGTTCACAAATTTTAGTAAGCCGGTCTCGTCTAGCAAGAAGCTGTTTAATTTCCTCTACGGTATCGTCTTTTCGGACTAAAACGCAGTAAGACGACCCACGCTCTCTTGCGTAGATCGTCTTTCCACCGTCCGGGGACTCGTATATCATAGCCCCTACACTTGCTATCGTATTACTTCTTATGGTCGTCATAGATAGCATACGTACCGAAGGGCGGGTTCGGATTGGGGTCACCGTGAATGATCCAAGTCGTATCACAATAATCAGCATCGCCCCAGCTACCGCACGGATAACCGTCAGTGAAGACGATCAAACGATTGGGGACACGACCAGCTTCCTTGAGGTCATCAAAGATGCTATCAAAGTCGGTGCCGCCACCACCGTGAAGCTGATACTCCTCAATGTTCTCCATGTTCTCACTAGTATACTCCTGCGTGTTGTAGCAGCGAGTATCAAAGCAAGTGACACGGAGCGAGTAACCATCAAACGCTTCCATCATACCAGCGACTTCGCTAAGGAACTGCATACCCTGCTTGTTGCTGATAGAACCTGACATGTCAATGTAGATATCAACGTCAATTTCTTCACCAGGATTCATACCAGGCATAACAGCATCCATGTGCCAAGAACGACGAGAAGGACGCATCCAAGTGTAATCAGACTTGATAGCAGAGGTCAGATTAGTCTGGATCAGTTCACGCCAGGGCATGACAGGATCAGTAAGCTGCTTGATAAGACGTTCAACGCCCAGCGGGATAGTACCAGCTTCGGCAGTCTGTGCAGCGTTGAGAATAGCCTGCTTCATTTCCTGACGGGCTTGTTCACGTTCCTCAGGGCTCATCCGCGGACGCTTACCATTACCCTGCTGACCATTATCTTCGCCGTCACCCTCGCCCTGACCTTCATCTTCAAGGTGATCGTCAAGCATCTTGTCAAGAAGGTCGTCAATGTTGATATACTTGACATTCTTCATGAGGTCGTCGTAAATGACTTCCGAAGCAAGACCATCGTACTTGCTCTCATAAAGAGCAGGAACAGTAGTAATCATTTCACCGACCTTGTGACGCTTGAGGTCAGCATTAACGGCATAGTCGTTAGCAATGTTCCAAATCTCAGGGTCACGATTGTCACGACGACCAAGGTGATCGTAAACAACGTGAAGAACTTCGTGACCGACAAGGAATTCAACTTCCTTAGTGCGAAGCATCTTAATGAAACGACTGTTGTAGTAGAAACGCAGACCGTCAGTAGCAGCAGTGGAGCACCATTCGTCAGCGTTTACAAGCTGCATACGAGTAGCGAGATTACCGAAAAAGCTTTGACGGAGCAGGAGACCGATACGAGCGGTAATAAGACGCTCACGGGCTTCGTGATCAATCTTAGGATCGGTCGGACCAATCAGATTTTCAAACTTCTTGCTACGGGTGCGCTTGCCCTTCTTAGGCTTAGTCGCAGTACCGGGAATAACG